GGCCCCTGCACCATTAGTTTCAATGCCTTGAAGATCATCACCATAATTATAAGGGAGACCTTTGAGTGTAAGCGTTGAAAGCCTAAGGTTACCAGAGGTAGGAGTTTCTGTAATCCATACTTTTGATAAAGTATAGCGTCTAAATAACTGACGTAAGGAAGTTATAGATTCTCCAAAGAAAACTTCCATTTGATGGTCCACCTCTCCTAGAGTACTAGAGATCTTGGTGACCGATGAATCAGGGGAAGTTGGACTAGTTAAAGCCAACTCAGCCATGGCCGATTGTGGAACATATCGACTACCTGATTGTTGTGCAAACAAACTGAAATGTTGTAATGCGTGATCCGATGGTCCTCCCAATTTAAGGTCGTCACATGCGGAAACAAAAACATTAATTTTCAAATTCTTATCTGCAGCTGGAGATACTAATGTATTCAAAACAATACATTCAAGTACACCATTCCAACTATCTGTGGTATCTTTTAAGAACCTCGTAGTACCGAATTTGTCAGTATTGATAATTGTCATGGGTTTCACATCGAGAAAAGGTAGGGCTTGACCCCAACCGATCTCGATTTCGAAATCTTCCTCCTCCGCTATATCTACAACACGTGAATAAACAGTGTTATAGTTAATAGGTGCACCATGTGCTTGAGGATCCCATCGAAACAATAAACGTCCTTTGTGAAATGCTGATTTGACAATCTGGAACCTAAATTTAATAGTTCCTTGCCATTTATCAAACATCGCAGACGTCATTGACATGGGAGTAGGATGGATTTCCGTGGTTCCATTTCCACGATACAATGTAGGCCCAACTCGACTAGTCCACAACAAAGAATCCAAAGCGGATGTTGTATCATACGAGAATTGAGTCAAGTAAGACTCACGGGTAACAAGAGATTTTATTGTCATCTGATCGGCTCCATCTAAACCGACAGTGCGTGAATCAACCGTTAGCTCCTGTTTTGAATCAAGAGTTAAACGATTGACTGCTTCCGCAGCGTCAGTGTTACATAAATTACCAGTAACGGTTGGTTTTTGTAAAACAGTATCAGAAATGATAGCCGGTCTAGAATAACCAAAGTGAGCTGAAACATCACCTATAGCTTGTGCACAAATCTGAGTTGCACGAGCATACGGACCAATCATAGGTGCGTCTACCAAAGCTCCAGCAGCCTTGGCAATCGCAGATGCAGGACCAGAAATAATACCTTTTCCGTATTCATCTCCAGAATTCATCTTAGGACGCTTACCAGATTGACCGGCAAATTGACTTGTAGGCATAACCAGTACGGTTTCAGTAGCCCAAGCGAACACTGTGAGTGTAACGACGTCGTCACCTCCATTTGCATGTTCGAGATTGGTCATACTTTTAATTGAAACCTCACCCATATCAG